TTCTATCTCGGAGAAAGATATAGTCTGATCTGTAGGGCGACCTACAGCAGCCGAAAGGCGGTCACAGCTTAACGACCTGTGGCGAACACTCATGCACGGCGTCATTCGTCCAGAATGCATCATCGAACTGCGTAAGGCGGCTTAATCCTTACACGGGGAGGGCTTCGGCTCTCCCCACTTTTTCTTTTATTCATACTTTACCTATTTACCGGAGGTCATAGATGACTACCTACGTTAATCCCATGACGAAGCTACAGGCTGTCAACATCTGCCTCTCGTCAATGGGTGAACCCCCCATCTCTACTCTCGATAGCGCCGCCCCGGACGCTCAGGTTATCTCGGACATTATCGACGAAACCTCACGATCAGTGCAGGCCATTGGCTGGCATTGGAACATCGAGAAGTACATACTCTCCCCCAACACTAATAACGAGCTCGTGCTCCCGAACAATACACTCCGTGTAGACAGTGTAGACACCTCGTCTGACATTGATGTGATCCAGCGTGGACTTCGTTTGTTCAATCGCACGGACAACGCCTACACATTCACCGACCCGATCACGGTCGAGGTATTCGTTGGTCTGCCCTTCGATGACCTCCCGTTTGCAGCCAAGCAGTACATAGCCCTCGCGGCTGCCCGTATTGCCCAGCAGCGTCTACTTGGGTCTGACAGTCTCTACAAGTTTAACGTCCAAGATGAGCAACGGGCCTGGCTGAACCTTCTCCGTGATGAGTCTGACGTGTCGGATCGCAACATGCTTTACGACAGCTACAGCACCTCCTCCATGCTCATGCGTGGAGCCTTCTCACGAGGAGTAATCTAATGCTAATATCCGGCTCACTTGTTAATTTGGTCGGCGGCGTCTCACAGCAGCCGCCATCTCTCCGGCTCTCCACTATGTGCAGCCGGATGGAGAACGCATGGCCCAGCCTCATGTCTGGCCTACAGAAGCGTCCTCCTACTGAACACGTTTCTGCTGTCAACATCGCCGCCCCTAACAAGGCCAAGGCGCACTTCATCGACAGGTCTAACACCTACCGCTACCTCATCATTGCGATGAACGGGGACCTGAAGGTAGTTGATGTAGAGACCGGTGCTGAACAGACGGTGACCTTCCCTGACGGCAAGAGCTATCTGGATGTCACTTCCCCAAACGACGACTACCGATTCCAGACGATTGGTGACTACACCTTCATCCTGAATAGGACCAAGGCTGTTGGCACAGTAGCAAAGGTTGAGTCCGGCGGGTATACACCTGATGGCACCGCCGCTAACTTCGCGTCCCTCCCCACAGCCGCTATAGGTTATCTTGGGGATGTCTACCAGACGACCGACACCAGCTTCTACTACCTCTGCGTAGATATACCGGGGGTTGATCAGGTGTTGGAGTGGGAATTGGTTGGTCAAGTAACAATAACCGAGGGTGACGACTTCTTTTGGTCTCTCCCAAACCCATCTTCGGGTAGCGAAGGTGATACTATTGTCTTGGCTGAGGATTATGGTGACGGGCTTCCTGTTTACTTTGAATACGAATTGGTAGAGACCCAAGCAGCCGTTCCTGTGAGCTATGAGTGGCAGGTACGGGACATCTCCCAAATTTCCCCTAACTTCTCCGGTCGCCGTAACCCCCAGAACGAGGCCATCGTATACGTTCAGCAGTCTGTAGCTAACCACTACTACTCGGTCTACATCGACGGAACCCTCGAGGCCTCCTACCTCACCCCGGTAGGCACTGATGCGAGCACCGCCGTACCTGATACAGCCGTTATTGCCGGGGAGCTGAAGACGGACTTGGAGACGAATGGCTGGACCGTTATACAGAATGGCTCGACCCTTACGATCACCGACTTCCCTACCGATGGGAAGATAGAGGTGCAGGGTGGTTCAGGCGACAAGGCCCTCAAGGCATTCTACAAGAATGTCCTCTCCTTCTCCGACCTTCCTCCTAACGCTCCTGAAGGCAAGATCGTGAACGTCCAAGGAGACCCTGAGGAGGCCGGGGATGACTACTACGTCATCTTCAAAAACGGCTTATGGGAAGAATGCGTGGGCTATGGTGAAGGCGAGGAGCTACAACTAGCTACCATGCCCCATACCCTGATCCGCAACTCTGATGGTACATGGACCTTCCAAGAGCATAACTGGAAGGGACGTACCGCTGGTGACGCCAGTAGCTCCCAGAACCCATCCTTTGTGGGCAGGACCATTAACGACTTGTTCACATGGGTAGGCCGTCTGGGCTTCCTGTCTGACGAGAACATCATCATGTCGGAAGCGAATAACTACGAGAACTTCTACCGGACAACCGTGACCCAGCTCGTGGACAGTGACCCCATCGATGTAGCAGCCCTGAGCGATCAGGTGAACATCCTACGCCATGCGGTTCAGTTCAACAAAGACTTGATTGTCATGTCCTCCAAAGAACAGTTCCGTGTCGCTTACGACAACTACCTCTCTCCTAAAACCATCAAGGTGCAGTTCTCTTCTGGCTTTGACGTCTCGGAACGCATCAAGCCTACCATGTTGGGCACCTCGCTCTACATGGTAGATGACCGTCCGTTCTACAATTACGTCAAGGTCCGCGAGTTCTACCCGAAGGAGAATGGCACCATAGATGATGCAGATGACGTAACAGCCCCGATCCCTGAGTACATCAAAAATGATGTTCAGTTCGTTGCTGGCTCTGACCGTAATCAGGTCTACATTGTTGGGACGCAGGGAGAGACGAACTCCCTATTCGTCTACAAATACTTCTGGGCCGGAAATAAGAAGGTACAGAACGCTTGGAGCAAGTGGACCTTCCCGGCTGTTACCCGCATTCTGTGGGCTGGCTTCTCTGGATCGTATATGTACCTACTCATGCAGCGGACCGATGGTCTGTTCTTCGAGCGCATCTTCCTCGACGAGGACGTATATACAGACACTAAGGACCTGACGTACTACATCGACAGGCGGTATGAACTAGCCCCAGCAGACATTTCGTTCGCCGGAGGTAACACCACGCTGACCCTTCCATACGAGCCTGTAGGTAAGGTGGAGGCCATCTCATGTGATCATACTCTAGAGGTGTATGGTCTGAGGCACACAACGTCTGCCACGGCTAACCCCGATGAATACACTGTTGCTAACGAGGACCTGACCGGGAAGGAGGTCTATGTAGGCATCCCCTACACCTTCTCCTTTGAGTTCTCGACGATCTATCCGAAGCAGCAGCGTGGACAAGGCGAGGTAGCCCTCCTCGATGGCAGGGTTCAGTTGAGGTATCTGACTATCTCATACAACAACACAGCCTACTTCGATGTGAAGTCGGAGACCGTCGGACGAGACCCGTTTAACTTTACGTTCACTGGTCGTATCGTCGGACAGGCATCATCCAATATAGGTGTTGTCCCCCTCGATAGTGGGTCTTACCGACTCCCTGTCCTAGCGGTAAACACTGATTCAACGATCACGCTAACAAACAGTACTCCCTACCCCTGTTCCTTCGGCAACGCCGAGTACCAGGCAGAGTATCAACCAAAATCTAGAAGGCGTATATGAACCAATACTACAGGCCTGCCATAGAGCAGGACGTAGAGTTCGTAGCACCTAACCTTCGTACCGCAGACATCCAAGAGTGTGAGGCCGCTGGCTTCAACGCTCTGGATGCTCTGTGGGCGTCTTTCCATGCATCGGAGGTATGCTACTTCCTACACCATGAAGGCGACCCCGTAGGCATCACAGGCGTCTGTCCCAGCCCTCTAGGGCCTGAGTTCGGCACCGTCTGGATGATGGGGACGGACAAGATCAAACGCTATCGCTCGCCTTTCCTACGATCCAGTAAACAGGCACTCGACGATCTATTCGAGGCCTCAGGTAGGCGATGCCTCCACAACATGACGTGGTCCGGGAACACACTCCACCATCGGTGGCTGAAGTACCTCGGGTTCACATTCCTCCCTTCAATCACTGTCCCTCCCCACGGAGAGATATTCCTCCCCTTTGCTAAACTAAAGGAGTAGCACCATGTGTACAATCATGGCGGCACTAGGTGCTGCCTCATCTGTAGCCAAGTTCGCAGGCCAACAGCAGGCAACCGATGCCTACAATTCGCAGGCTGCGGCTGCACACCGGGATGCCGGTATAGCCGCATCCAACAAATACACAGACGAGCAGCGTAAGCTCATTTATAACTCTAGGTCTGCCCAACAGAAGGGCTACGAAGCCGCCCTGAAGGGCAGGGCCGCAGTAGCCACCGGCACAGCCTCGTCAGGCTCTGCTGGTATTGCAGCAGGCTCCCTGACCCTCGACCAGCTTATCGCTGCCTCCAAGCAGAAGGCTGCGGAGAACGAGGCTCGTGTACAGACCAAACGAGAAGATATGACAGAGGCCTACCGTGGCCGAGTGAAGACGTATGAGGCCGAGGCCCAGCAGCGTATTAACTCCATGCCCCTCAAGGAAGGCCCCAACCCTCTCGGTCTAGCAATTAACATAGCGGGTGCCGCAGTAGGCGGTATGAACACGTCCAACCCCGGTTGGGCTTCCTCGTTTAGCTTCCCGACATTCAAATAATCTAGGAGATCACAATGGCAGGGATCACCCTCCCCGATCAAGAAACTGTAGACTTGGGTAATTCGAGGATTACCCCCCGTGAGACATATGCGGTTGATCCTCGTGCCATCCAGAGCCAATACCGCGACAGTGTAGCCAATGCCGACCAACTCGCTCGCGCCTTGGCAGGCCTATCCAAACAGGTCGGTCAGACCGAGGCCCTACAGGCAGAGCGAGAGTTGAAGCAGAAGGACGTCATCGCGGCCTCTGTGATGAATGACATCAAGGTCGGCCCAGGCGGTAAGCCCCTTCAAGAGCAGCTAACAACGCTACGTCCTGACATGAGGCCACGTCTGCGTGCTGCGGTGGCTGAGAGCATAGGTGCTACTCATGGTGCCGCAGAGGCCCGCAAGGCGTACGAGGCTGAGATAGCCAAGAACCCCGAGGCCTTCAACACACCTGAAGCAGCGCAGGCGTTCTTTCAGAACTGGGCCGCGAAAGCGGCAGCCCGCGTGGGCGCAAACCAGTTCTACGGTCCGGCATACATTGCAGCCGCTAAGAAGTACTTTGCAGGCGCTGATGCTAACGAGGCTCGTACTCGTGTCGCCAAGATGAAGAAGCTCATAGCTGAACGCAGCTCCGAAACCCTAAGTGAGTCCTTGTTTGGCAAGGGCGTGAAGGGTGACGAGGCTGGCTCTAAGGCTAACACGTCGTCTACGGGTGGCGGTGGTAACGTTACCTACGCTGACAGTTTCAAATCTAAGATACGCAACAAAGAGATTACTGACAGCCTGAAGAACCAGATCGCCAAGGCCGGTAAGATGACCGGGCTGAACGCAGTTGTACACTCAGGTGGACAGGATGCGAAGGGCCCTGGTGCGCGTCGGACTGGAAGCAATCGGCATGACCACGGTAACGCCGCTGACATCGACCTTACGGACGGTGCAGGTCGGCGCTTGTCCTTCTCCAACCCAGCGGATCGTAACAAGATCAGCTCATTCATTACCCACATCGTCGCAGCAGGTGCCAACGGCATCGGAGCTGGGCCGGGTTATATGACTGATGGCCGTATTCACGTTGGCGGAGGCAGTAGCCTGACGTGGGGCGCAGGTGGTAGTTCTAAGAATGCCCCGGCATGGGTGAAGGCTGCATACGCTGAAGGTATGCGCCTCCGCAAGGCCGGTGGTAGGGCTACAACCCCAGGCTCCCCCGTGAGCGCCTCCTCCATGATCCGCCAGTTCGAGGGGTTCAGGGCAACCTCATACCTCGATAAAGGCGCTGACAATAAGCACCGCATTGGCTTTGGTAGCGATACCATCACCAAGGCAGACGGAACCGTCGTCCCGGTAACACCCGGTATGACCGTCTCGAAGGCCGATGCAGAGCGTGATCTGGAACGACGTATCAAGACCGAGTTCGCACCGAGAGCGCAGAAAGCTGCTGGTGGTTGGTGGAAGGGTGCCAGTGAAGGCCAGAGGGCCGCACTAATCTCGCTCACCTACAACTATGGCAACGTACCTAAGTCGGTACGGGAGGCCCTCAAGACCGGCGACAACAATAAGATTGCCGCAGCCATTGAGGCGCTGCCCTCCAAGCTCCCGGGCCTGTCCCGGCGCAGGATGGCTGAGGCCGCCGCTATTCGTAGCGGTAACTCCGAAAGCACCCCGAATGCTACCGGCGCTATGGTCGGTGACTTCTTGGACGAGAACTCCCCTAACCCTGAGATCGGTGTTCAGAAGAGTACCCTCCCAGCCTCCCAGCTATTCCAGAACTTCCAGAAATGGGATTCGAACGAAGAGCTGCGGTCTGGTGACCTCATCAGCCGGAAGGAGCGTAAGGCGAAGTTCATCGAGGTCGTCACTAACCGTGCCCTGGCCACACAGGATCCGAGCCTCCTGAAGCAGATACCGAAGTTCTATGTAGACAAGGATGGTAAAAAGCAGGCCTTTCTCACAGACAGTGAGTATGCCGCTATACAGAAGTCTATGCGGGACATTGAGAAGATTCGGGTCTCCGGTATCACTGCTGCCCGTAAAGCCCGCGAGAGCGCTCGCAAGGATGCCCACACGGCTGCTATAAGTGAATATCGCACCCGTATAACAAGCTTCTACTCTGATCCCCAGAACGCCGGTAAGGAGTTCAAGATCAGCATGGATGACTTGAAGCGTATCCAAGCGAACGCCCCTGATGGGTTTGATGCTGCTGCATACGCCATCAAGATGCGGAAGTCCTTCACGGATGCTACCGGAATGTCCACGGCCAATAAGGAGCTACTCAAGCGTGATTGGACCCAGAAGATACTGAACGCGGCGTGGCGTGGGGATACAGATAGTCTCCATGACCTTCGTAACAAGATAAACGATGGTGAGGTCCCGGCTGACCTCCGAAACGGCTTGGTAAAGGAAGTCGAGAAGTATCTCGATCCTAAGTATGCCGGTGCCATCTCCGGCCCTGAGTTCAAGGCTGGCCTGAAGACTGTTGAGGAAATCATCGATGGTCAGAAGGGTGGGGCACTGTCCCTCAGTAATACGGTGAAGGCGAACCCGAACTGGCCCCGTATCCGGGCAGCGTATGTTCAGGAGTTCAACAAAGCCATGATGGGTAAAGACTTCGATCCATCAAACACCATGCACCGGTTTGCTGCGGCAGAGGCTGCGGCCAAAGCCATCGTACCCTACGTCAAGTCGATCTTCCCAAAGAAGGCGGCTGAACTCGATCAGTTTGCCACTGGTCAGTCCTATGAGGACTTCAAGGCTGGCAAACCACAACCCCAATCTAAACCAGCCCCAGCAGCTAGCCCTGCCAAACCCGCCGTCGATGAGAAACGGTCGGCAGCGCAGAAGAAGCTATTCGGGCGATGATTGATAGGAACAAAGAATGATAGAAGAACTGGGGGCTAACATGCCCCCTATCCAAACACAGACACCCCTCGTGGGCGTCAACACAGTGGCACCTGCTCCCAGTTCTGTAGACGAGGGGCCTGCCCCTGATGACATGTCTCCAGAAGAACCAGTAGTTATCCCTAACCCGGTGGCTACTGCCTTCGCGGAGGACACCGCTATCCGTGCAGCCGAGGATGCAGCCGCTGCTAAAACCATCGCTGCCCTAGATGCCGACCCGGCCCCCGATGATATGCAACCTGAGCCTACCGATGTAGGCATCATAAATAAAATCGGAGAGGTCATTGTTAACCCCTTGGACGCCTCTCGTACTGCCTTTGGTGCAGTAACCTCATGGATGGTCCCTAAAGAGTTCACACCGGGCTACCGCTCGTTTACCGATATAGGTTCCGTTGACAAGATACCGCCTGCCGAAGTCGTCAACAACCTTCGCAGGCACCAGAGCGATCCTGATGTGGTCTCCCTGTTCGACGAGGAGTTCGGCCCAGGTTCAGCCAAGCGATACCTGTCGCTCCCCTCTGAGAGCCACATGTTCAACCTTTGGCTCTACCGGGATGACCCCGAGGTCGTCAAAGAGTTCGACAGGGTGTACGGCGGCACGTCTGCCCTAGCCCTGCGCCTCATGGACCCGGCTCGCTCCAGGTATACCAAGGCTCAGGACAAGCGGGAACTCATCGAGGTCCTCGCCCTCGGCCAGAGGACCATAGGAGGCCGCACAGGTGTCGTGAAGGAAACCATCGACGCTGCTACCACAGGTGCCGCCAAGGCTGGCCAAGAGCTTGTACGCTCCGGTATGTGGCTCGCAGACCTCCTCGCAGGCGGCGATAGCAACGTCTCCAAACAGATCGACTTCGGTGCAGGCTCCAATGTCGGCACCCAGAACCCCATGATCAACGATATGATCACCGGGGTGAGCCAGTTCTTAGCCGGTCGTGTTGCCATAGGCGGTAAGGCAGGAGGCTTCGCCAAGGAGCTGGGTATCGGAGCATTGGTGGACGCCTTCGCGTTCAACCCTGATGACCCGAACTTAGGCGACCTGTTCAAACGATTTGGTCTACCTGCCCCCACAGCGGCAGACTTTGAAAGCGAGATGGCCAAAAGGGCCCTGAACGCTGGATATGGTGCTGCTGCTGGTGTTGTCTTGGCTGGTGCCTTCAAGGCGCTGGGAGGCCTATTCAGGTCCAAAACCCCTCAGGAAGCTGCCAAACACATTGAGGAGTTCCGTGCTAAAGTTAAAGAGGCTCAGGAAGCCCCTGTAAAGCCCGTAGAGGCCCCTGTAGGCCCCAAGGCCACAGAGGTACCACCTGTAGCCAAACCCGGCTCAGAGGTCCCCCTAGAGGCTCCTAGAGCCCTTCCAGAGGTTAAGGCTGCTGATACAGCAAGCATGCCCCAGAGAGATGCCCTGAAGGCTATCATCACAGACACTCCCCCAGGGGCTGTGGCCTACGATAATGCCCTCAAGGGTGCTACCTCTGACGGCTTCGTGCCTAACAGTGTAATCCGTATCCTCGACGATATGCCTAAGTTCGAGACCCTCACCATCAAGCAGATGGACGAGGCGGTTAGCGACGTGTTTGACCGGTGGTTGAACGTGGCAGGCAAATCGGTAGACGAGATCATGGACGTGTTCAACGCCCCTGCTATCCTCGACTACGTCCCGAAGATACAGCAGCTCGCCATCGCCACCTACCGGCAAGGACTTCGGAACCTGACCGCTGCCAAGGAAGCACTCGATGCTGCCAAGGCCCTCAAGGTGACCAATGCAGACAAGCTCGATGAGCTGGTTGCTGCCCAAGACATGGCTACGAAGCTGCTGGAGAAGTACAGCAAGGTGAACGATGCTGCGTCCCTGTTCTCAGGCCGCAACCTCGCCCTCCGTCAGACCTCTGAGAACGTCCGTAAGGCCCTTCGTCAGCCCATCGAAGACGCTATGAAGCGGGGTGCTACCCCCGATGAGATAGCAGACCTAGCGATGCGGGTGGAGAGGACCATCAACAAGGAGTCCCTCAATCGTGCCCTACGGCAGCTCGCCGCTATTAACAAGCAGATCGAAGAGGCGGTAAGCCCCAGTCAGGTGGAGAAGCTCCTCGTTAAGAAGACCGAGCTGGAGAAGGCTCTGGAACGCATCCAGACCACCATGACGAAGGAGGCCACAACCGCGTTCAGTGCAGGCCTACAGAAAGTGGGCTCTATCGGTCGGCAGATCGTGAAGGATGTAATCACCTTCACTACTAACGCCATGCTGAGTGGCTTAGGAACGCTCAAGAGAAACGTGCTTGGTGGTCTCGCACATCGAGCCGCTATGAACGTCTCAACTTTCTTAGGACAGGTAACCAAGGAGCTAACCCTCGCTAACATCGCCACACTCCGGTTGGGTAAGATTGCTCAGGGTGGAGCTGAAGGCATCCGCATGTACAGGATGCTGCGGGATGCCCGATCCTTTGGTCTACGAGCAGGTACAGACAGTGCGTACAAGACCTTCAAAAGTGCCTTGTCCGATGCTGCCGCGTCCTCTTGGAGGAACACCCCTGGGATGACCCGGTCCATCATGGACACCGCAGGCTCCGGGATCAACGCTGGGAACTACGGACTGAAGGACGATAGTGTACTAGGCCGTGTCATTAACGTGTTCGGCAAGGCTGTAGACCTACAGACCTTGGGTATGCGCTTTTCTGACGAGGTGATGACCAACATCTACAACATCTCCGCCAGAGCTGAGTACTCCGCATTCGAGTTCGCAGAGAAGGCCCTCAAGAGGGCTGAACTGGTTCAGGCAAAACTCCGTGACCCGAACCTTCGCCCCAAGACTGTCGCTCGTCTGAAAGATGAGCTGCGGACGCTGAAGGGATCGAAGGCAACGGTAGATGGGTTGACCCTGAAAGAGTTCGTCGAGCGAGACGTACTGGCCAGTAAGGATAAGCTAGGACGGTGGATACACGAGAAGTCTGCCGAGCGGGCTGAGTATATCCTCCTCAAGAACGACCTCAATGGCGTCTGGAAGAAGGCAGAGATTGCCGTCAACAGTGTCCCTGAAGCTCGTATCCTGGTGCCCTTCTTCCGGTCTCCGGTACAGGGCTTCCTTCGTGGGTTTGAGTACGTCCCTGTGATTCGTAACATCCCCGGCATATCCCAGTTCCGTAACCAGCTCAAATCAGCAGACCCCCTCGTAGCCGCTGAGGCTCGCGGGAAGATGTTCCTTGGGTATGGCATCATGCTGGGCATCTGGCAGATGTACGAGAACGACATGGTAGGTGAGTTCATAGGCGCTGGTGAACGTGAGAAGCGTCAAGCCAAGCAGGCCGCAGGTGGACTCCAGCCGAACTATGTAGACATCGGTGGTGGACGAGTGATCGACACGACAGGCTTGGACCCCGTGTCCATCCCGTTCGCCCTTGTTGGTGCCCTCCACGGCTCTATCAAGCGCATGGAGCGGGATCGTATGATCGAGGCTGAGCGGCAGGCCACTGGGCTGAAGAACCAGTCCCTACTTGGCCCCATCGCAGACCATACCCCTGATGCCTACCAGACAGCAGGTGCGTTTGCTGGCGCCATCGCCGCTGCGTTGGGTGTTGCTGCGGTTAACAACCCGGCGTTCACAGGTGTTAAGGACATCGTTGACCTTGCAGGCGCTATGTTCGGTGAGGATAAGGCAAACGCCCTGAAGGACCAGTCTGCCAAGCAGAAGGCCCTCTCACGTATCCTCCGTAACCAAGCCGGTAAGTTCGTCCCTGCCCTCTACAAGAGCATCAGGGACTACAACGATCCCCAGCTCTACGAACAGACGTATGCCCTCTCTGAGCTTCTCGATGCCTTCAAGAACGAGGCCTCCCTCAACCGGGAGGACATGTCCATGAAGTACGACGCTATGGGCTACCCTATCCAACGAGCGACGGACCCACGTGGCTTACGAGGCCCCCTCAATACGATGAGGCCCACCTCTGAGGACCCCAAGGTTCTCGAGGTGCGTCAGGCCCTGTACGACTTGGGTAAGCTCTCAGGCAAAGGGTTCGTGATCTTCAACGATCAGGTCCCCGACAAGTTCCTACGGGCGGCAGGCACAGACCTCCGCCGGTTGGATAGCACTGAGAAGCGCCATGTCATCGACACGTTCGCCAAAGAGCTTCAGAAGACTGGACTGATGGATGCCCTTCACAAGGCCCTTGTAGTCGAGAAGGATAAGCTCAAGGAGAACGGGTTAGGACTAGGCGGACCAGTGAAGTCTGCACGTCTCGAGGCTGTTCGGAAACTCATTACCAAAGCTCGTGAGCAGGCATGGGCCGCTACACTGAAGAAGGAAGGTCTACTCGAGGAAGGCACTGGTGTCATACCGGGTGGAAACAAGAAGCTCCAAGAAGAGCGTTCCTACGGTGCAAGCGCCATTCTCCGCGACGAACTAAATTAACAAACAAACGGCTCGCCCCTAACCGGGCGGGCCTTTTCCTTTCCACTTCATTTATTCATAGGGAATAACAAATGACTTTCTACAACACATTTGCAAACTATGTGGGAGATGACAGCACAACCGACTTTGCTATTCCCTTCTCCTACCTCTCTGAGGACGATGTAGTTGTGACCCGCCAAGGTGGCGCAGTGTCCTACATCTTCCTGAACCCTAGTACAATCCGAATCTCAGCCCCACTTGCTGTCGGGGATAGCCTCAAGATCGAGCGCGATACCTCCCTTAGCGAAAAGGCTGTAGTATTCAACAATGGCTCCCCCTTCACCGCAGGCCAGATGAACGCCGGGTTCAACCAGTTGTTCAACGCCATGCAGGAGAGCAGTGACACCACAGGCTCACAGTTTGGTATTACAAACGACGGCAACTGGGACGCCATATCTCGCCGGATTACCAACACAGATGATCCGGTTGACGCCCAGGACGTGGCAACCAAGAACTATGTTGACACGGGTGTTGGCTCCTCTGTTGTAGCAGCGGCTGCATCAGCAGCAGCAGCCTCGTCTTCCGCAAGTGACGCCGCCTCGTCCGCCTCTACTGCATCAACAGCGGCCAGTGACGCGCTCACCTACTCATCTAATGCGTCTACTTCGGCTAGTGCTGCATCTAACTCTGCCGCCAATGCGCTGTCCTCGGAAAACGCAGCTAGTTCGGCTAATACGTCAGCACAAGCTGCCCAGGCTGCGGCAGAATCTGCACGGGATTCTACCCTAACTGCTTACGACGACTTCGATGATCGTTACCTCGGTGCAAAGGCTTCCGACCCTACCCTTGATAATGACGGTGCTGCATTGATTGCTGGTGCCCTCTACTTCAATACGACCTCGGAGAGCATGAAGGTTTACACAGGGTCTACTTGGGAAGCGGCATATGCCGATAGTGCTTCTTTTGTTTCCAAGTCCGGCGACACGATGACCGGCACGCTCAATCTGCCTAGCAACGGGCTGACGGTTGGGACGGACCAGTTGGCAGTGAGTGGAGGCAACGTCGGTATTGGTACTAGCTCTCCAACACAAGCGCTTGACGTCAACGGTATTGTTAATGTTGGTGGCGGCAAAATAGACATTAGGCCTTCAGATGGTTCTACAGGCACATGTTCATTTCAAATAGGTGAGGCCCGAACTGGCGATGGCTTTAGCCTTATAGACTT